ATATGCGTGAAAATGACCCACGGATGCCTATGTTCAAAGAACGTAAGTCCCAAGTCACTTTCGGTAAAGGTACTTAATTTAGGAGTCTAAGATGGCTTACCCCACCGTTGATGCCCCCTACGGGCTAAAGCCGGTCAATCTGATCGGCGGTCAAGTTTTTGCGGGTTCTACCCGTGAGTACCCAATTCAGTATGGCTACGCCACTGATATTGGTTATGGCGATTTTGTTGCGTTGAACCGCGGCAATACCGTACGTTTATCGGTCACCGCTGCAGGCGCAAGTGGTCTGGTCGGTGTGTTCCTCGGTTGTTCGTACACAAACCCGTTGACCAAGCAGAAGTTCTTCTCGCAGTACTGGCCGGCAGGTACGTTGGCGGGTGACGCAGTAGCTATTGTTACTGATGATCCTGACACCGTGTTCAAAGGCGTTGTTTGTTCGGCTACTACCGTTATTGGCGCTGCTAATACCGCACTGATCGGCCAAAACATTCAGATGATTAACAACGCTGTTAATCTGAACAACGGCAACTCCACGAACGCTATTGCCGCTGTTGTTGGTGCAGGCGCTCCCGCTATCACAGGTACGTTCCCCCTGCGGGTTTTGGACGTGGTTCGTGAGACGGCTACGGCTGTTTCGGCAGTTGGCTCTTCTTCCGGCACCGCAATTACGCTGACAGGCACAGGCCTTCCAAGCGCGATTCTGGCGGGCTCTGATGTAGCCTACATTGCGGCTAACGGTCAGTTTGTGGAGACCGGTTCGTACGTGCAAGCCAATACGGCTGCAGGTGCTACCACTGTCAACATCAACTTGGCAATCGCCGTTCCCGGCAGCATCGTTGCAATCCCAGCAGGCTCAACCATTGTATTTACTCAGTACTCAGAGATTTTGGTGAAAATCAATCACTCTCAGCACCAGTATTACATTGGCGCAGCAGTCGCTTAATAAGGAGCTAAATCATGGCTATTTCACGCGCACAACTACTTAAAGAACTGCTCCCCGGTCTGAACGCCTTGTTCGGTCTGGAATATGCGAAGTACGGCGAAGAGCACAAGGAAATCTACGAGGTTGAGTCCTCAGAGCGTTCCTTTGAAGAAGAGACCAAGCTCTCTGGCTTCTCCGCCGCTCCAGTGAAGAACGAGGGTTCTGCCATTGCTTATGACAATGCGCAGGAAGCTTGGACCGCACGATACAACCACGAAACCATCGCAATGGGCTTCAGTATCACTGAAGAGGCAGTTGAGGACAATCTGTACGATAGTCTCTCAGCCCGCTACACCAAGGCTCTGGCCCGTGGCATGGCATACACAAAGCAAGTAAAGGCTGCAACGGTCTTGAACAATGCGTTTAGCTCCGCAGTCACTTACGGTGATGGCGTGTCTTTGTGTTCTACAGCGCACCCACTGGTCTCCGGTGGCACCAACAGCAACCGTCCTTCAGTCGCCGCCGACTTGAACGAAACCTCTTTGGAAAATGCCGTGATCCAGATCGCTGCATGGACTGATGAGCGGGGCTTGCTGATCGCTGCTAAGCCGAAGAAGCTGGTCGTTCCCCCTGCTTTGATGTTCGTGGCGACTCGTTTGCTCGAAACGGAACAGCGCGTTGGAACTTCTGACAATGATGTCAATGCCCTGAAGAACAATGGTTCTATCCCCGGTGGTTACACCGTGAACCACTTCTTGACTGACACCAACGGCTGGTTCCTGTTGACGGACGTGCCGAACGGTCTGAAGCACTTTGTGCGCTCGCCATTGCAGAACTCCATGGATGGAGACTTCGATACCGGTAACGTACGCTACAAGGCTCGTGAGCGATACAGTTTCGGGGTCAGTGACCCTCTCGGCCTGTATGGCAGTCCCGGTTCGTCTTAATTTTTAGGCGTTCCTCATAGGGAAAGGGGCTTCGGCCCCTTTTCTTTTAGCTTTGTGGTACACTATCGGTTGATAACACCCGGAGTATTTAATGAGCATCATTTACGAAATTACCTGTATCGAAACTGGCAAGTTTTACATTGGTAGCACCATGAACAAAGCCCAACGGTGGGCCAGACATAGGCGAGAGCTAAGAGCCGGAATCCATGTAAACAAGCATATGCAAGCGGCATGGGCTAAATACGGCGAGGGAGCTTTTGAGTTTAAAGTCCTTGAAGAAGTGCAAACTCCGGCATTGTTATTTGCCGTAGAGCAGCGATACCTAGACAAGCATGTAGGAACCCCGCTTTGCTTCAACTGGTCTAAATATGCGGGCGCTCCTATGAGGGGCAAGTATGGGGCCGATACTCCTAACTTTGGGAAAGTACTGTCTGAGGAGGCAAAGCAAAAGCTGCGTATTGCCAATAGCGGTATAAAACACCCTAACTGGGGTAAAACTACTTCTGAGGTAACTAAGGCCAAAATATCGGAGGCTAACAAGACTAACCCGTGGAGGGGTAGCAAGCACACTCCTGAATCCATTGCAAAGATAGCCGCTGCTAGCACTGGACGTCCCGTATCGGAAGAGACCCGCTTGAAACGCTCGATAGCGCTCAAAGGGCGAGAGATATCTACGGCGCAACGTTTACAGATATCACGTACCCTGTCCGGCGAGGGCAACTTCTGGTACGGCAAAGAACGCTCCGAAGAGTTTAAATCTCAGATACGAAAGGCGGTTGTAGTGACGGATTCCAAAGGCACTGAGACCGTTTACCCCAGTGTGCAAGCAGTACGAGAGGCGTTGCAACTTAAACCCCCTACAGTCAACCGGGCGCTAAAGTCCGGAACAACGTTAGTTCGTGGCCCACAAGCCGGATTAACGTTCAAATACCTTGCACCCACCCCCGCTTCCTGATATATTGCAAGTATTCCGGGGTTACCGGTACATCAAACAGTCCCGGCTGACTGACATGCAAGATTGATGTACTTCAAACGCATGATTGGAGTCTCAAATGGCTTTCGCAACACACCTTGGTCCGTGGATGCTCGGTACCGTAAAAGAAACTACGGGCACTACTGCCGGAACAATCCGCAATACGGGCCTGACTAGCAGCTTCCAAACGGTCAAACTGAATATGGTTGGTGCCGTTTCTGGTACGGCTATTCGAGTTTGTACCCTGCCTGCAGGCGCACACATCATCAACGTTATTGTTGATACCCTGACGACCCTGTCAGGCACGGTTACCGCCGCTACATTGACGGTCGGTACTGCAACTACCGCAGACCTGTTCTTCCCCTCTACCACGATCTTGGCCGCAGGACGCCAGAATCCTACCTTGACTGCTACGCAGTTGACTGCATACGCAGGCGTGGCCTCTGCAGCATCTCCAAACGGCATTGGCGTGGGTCCTACAGACGTTATTGTGATCGCAACCCCAACGTTTACTACAGGCTCTCCTAGCACTGCAGGTATCATCCAAGTCACTATTGGCTACCTCGTAGCGAATGACAACGGTGCAACCGCCCCTGCTTCTGCGTAAGCAATCCGAGGGGCTTCGGCCCCTTCTTTTCAGCTTAAGGAGCCATTATGGGTAAGCAAACTAACTATAGTCCGACGTTTCCTATGTATCCGGGCGGGGCTACGGCTGTTACGCTTAGCGATACAGTAAACCTTGCAACTCCATCGGTAATTTACGTAGGCAGTGGCGGTAACGTAAAAGTTACTACCGCACAGGGTGATGACGTAACCTTCACAGGTATGTTGTCAGGTAGCATTATCCCAGTACAGGTTATTCGGGTATGGGCTACGGGCACTTCGGCTACCAGTCTGGTTCGGGTGTACTGATATGTCATTCGGGTTTGGCTTTGGGTTCCCCAGCGTGGGCGCTACCGGGACGGTGCCCACACTATCCTTGCCTTTCGCGGGGGCTACCACTCTTGACCCTCGTATCGCATTTACCCGGTCCTCTAGTGGTACTTATATAGATAGCAGCGGGATTATACAAACGGCTAGTACCGATGTACCCCGCCTAGATTACAGCCCCACTACCCTAGCGCCATTAGGCTTGCTGATTGAGGAACAGCGGACGAACTTGGCACTAGACTCAGGCGAGGTATTAAGTGGGACTGGAGGTGTGGTCGTTGCTAATCAGATTACGGCACCTGACGGCAGCTTGGCTGATTTCTTTCGAGAAGACACAAGTAATGGTGAGCATTATGCGGGTGACAGAGTTGTGGCCGTTACTGCGGGAACCACATATACATGGTCGTTTTATGCCAAGCTTGGCTTGACAGGGGAGGCCCGGCGGGTGTGCGTGAGAACTGGTGCCCAAGGCCCAGCGAATGTTGCTTTCGATCTTGAAACAGGTAGCGGTACTCTAATTGGAGGTGCTATTTCTTTCGGCAGTAGTTCTGCTGGAAATGGATGGTGGCGTTGCTGGATTGTGTTCATACCAACCGGCACCGGAGGGGCTGTGTTTCGTCAGCAACTATCAATAGGCACCAACACTGTTTACACAGGTAACGGCACCTCCGGCCTCTACTTATGGGGCGCCCAACTTGAAGTAGGGGCGTTCCCAACGAGCTACATCCCCACCGTAGCCAGCCAAGTCACCCGCACTGCCGACATTGCCTTGATGACAGGGGCTAACTTCAGTAGCTGGTACAACCAGACTGAGGGGACTTTTGTTGTGACCGCAAGGGATGTATCAAACCCCTTGGGTGTTATGGCAGCAACAGATGATGGCACATCAGCGAACCGCAATAGTATTTTTCTTGCGGGCGCTACAACAGCGGTTGGATTTAGGACAACTGTTGCTTCGGTGGTAGTCTCAGATATTGCCGTGGGAACGATAGTCAGCGGTGCGGCGTTTACTATTGCTGCGGCCTACAAGATTAATGACTTCGCTGCAACCCTTAACGGCGCTGCGGTAGTAGTGGACAGTCTCGGGGGTGTACCGCTAGGCCAAACGACCCTAAGGATTGGGGCCGATGTAGCTAATACGGCGTTTATCGGGGGCCACCTACAACGTCTGACCTACTACAACACCCGTCTGACCAACGCTGAACTTCAAACAATTTCTGGCTAATTGTGGACTACACCCTTAAATTTGCGTCTGAAGCGGAAGCTACCTTGGTACTATATGCGGATGGCAAACCGGTATATCCAAACCTTGATACGCTAGGCACTATCTTCAAACCTACGGGCAAGACCGAAATTATCGAAGGGGTTGAAATTCCAGTGATGGCGGCGACCCCCGGATGGCACGTTAATGTACGCTGTGACGAGAGCCCAGCGCTTGGTAAATACGTAGTTGTAGCAACTACTCCTTCTAGGATATGGGCGTAATTATGGCTAAAAATCCATCTCTTGCCGTAGGCCGCGGCGAAAAACTTCCAGTGTCCAAGGGCGCGGGGTTAACCGCCAAGGGCCGCGCTAAGTACAATAAAGCTACCGGCTCTAACCTTAAGGCCCCCCAGCCGCAAGGCGGGGCTCGGAAAGATTCATTTTGCTCGAGAATGGCAGGTATGCCCGGACCGATGAAAGACGAGAAGGGTAAGCCCACTCGCAAGGCCGCATCACTAGCTAGGTGGAAATGTTGAAATGTCTGAAGCACGTACTGGGCCTGACCGTAGCGACGAACTCAATATGGTTCGCGAAATGCTGAACATGGCTGAGGCACGTACTGGGGCCGACCGTAGAACTGAACTCGATATGGTTCGTGAAATTGCCACGCACGCCTCTGATATTCGTCATATCCAAGAAGATATGGATACGATGTTGGAAGGCATGAAGAGTATGCAGAAGAGCCTTGCTGACATTAATGTCACACTGTCGGAAGCTAAAGGCGGGTGGCGGGTACTGTTGATTATTGGGGGTGCTGCTGGTACAGTAGGTGCCGGGGCTATGCACCTCATCAACTGGTGGAATAAGTAGTGCCTTCTTCGACTATAAAGCAACATAATTTCATGGCGGCAATCGCCAAGAATCCTGCCTTTGCCAAGAAGGCCGGTGTCCCTCAGTCCGTAGGGGCTGATTTTATCAAGGCCGATACCGGTCGTAAATTTGCAAAAGGTGGTGAGACTATGGCTACAAAGAAAGCGATGCCCAAGGGCATGTTCGGTGATAAGGGCGCACTAGCGAAGCACGCGGCTAAACCCGCGTCCAAAGCGCACGCTGGCCTCAAAGCCGGGGGCATGACCAAGATGGCTAAAGGCGGCGGAGTGGAGTCTAAGGGTAAAACCAAGGGCACAATGATTAAAATGGCTGGCGGAGGTAAATGCTAATGGACCGCCCTTCCAAACAAGAAATTGACGATCTGCGTAAGCAGGCCCTTATGGATGCCGCATATGAGGCGTCAATGCGCAATACTCCTCCCGCGCCAATGCGGCCCGCCTCCGCGCCTAGGGCTAAAGCACAGTCTGCTGCTGTTACAGAGATGCTTCAGGAAGCCCAAGACGCTAAGGCCCGCAAGAAAATTTCGGCTATGGGGTACGCTAAAGGCGGTTCTGTTAGTGCTTCCAAACGTGCTGACGGCTGCGCCACCAAGGGCAAGACCCGGGGCAAAATGCTGTGAGACCTAGCCGCGGACTGGGAGCTATGCTCGCGTCCAAAATGCCTAAGGCAAAGCGAACGAAGCGCCGGGATGATACCGACTTTGAGACCTTTGCCGAAGGCGGCACTGTGGGGCTGTGGGACAACATCAACGCCAAGCGAAAGCGCGGGGCCAAGATGCGCAAGCCCGGGTCTCCCGGTGCTCCGACTGACAAAGCATTTAAAGATTCGGCCAAATAATGACTACCTTGGGGGGTGGGTTCTTTGTGATATAGTACCCCGTACACACTTGAAAGCACGTATGTACGGGGTTATTTACAAAATTACAAACACTACAAACGGCCATTTCTACATAGGCCAGACTAAGATGCAGTTGGCGTCACGGTGGTCGAAACACAAACAAGACGCTAGAGCGGGCAAGGGGTGGGTATTAGCCGCCGCAATCCGCAAGTACGGGGCCGATGCGTTTACCCATGAAGTGATTGATAGTTGTGCGGATAGGGGCGCGCTTAATCTCGCGGAGATACGCTACATTGAGACCTTAAAACCACAATACAATTCCTGTGCTGGGGGCGGCGGGTTAGGTAGTCCAACGCAAGCAGTTCGACAGAAAATATCTGCCGCTATGAAAGGGCGGCTAACATCTGCGGGTACACGCGCAAGAATGTCGGCAGCGCAAAAAGGGCATTTCGTATCCCCAGAAACAACCGCTAAGATTCAAGCCGCGTTAAAGCCACGCTACCTTGCTATGCGTAATCTACGCATCCTAAAAAACGGTACCGCCGCTCGTGTTCGGATGCCTCGCGCCTACGTTAGCCCCCTTGCGGGTGTCTATGCGGCAGCAGGGGTCACTGAGAAGAACGCAAAGATTGCTCTGGCGGCTAGGTTGGGGTATGAAACAGGAACGCGGATACGGCCTATAGGCGAGAAGAACGCAATGTATGGAGTCCCCCGGTCAGAAACAACTAAAGCCTTGCTATCCATAGAAAATACGGGCGACGGTAACCCGTTTTATGGTATGTTGCATACAGAAGATACGCGTGATAAGATGCGAAAAGCCCACGCTTCGCGTGCCCCGGTAACCTGCCCACACTGCGGCAAGGTAGGCCACGTAAACGCTATGAAACGATGGCATTTTAAGAATTGCAGGGACCAAAATGGCAACTAGTGGCACGACAGCTTTTAACTTAGACCTGACGGAACTGGTAGAAGAAGCGTACTCCCGTTGCGGGGCAGAGCTTAGGACCGGCTGGGATTTACGCACTGCCCGTATTTCGTTAAACCTGATGTTCGCAGACTGGTCGAATCGCGGTATCAATCTCTGGACTGTGGAGCAAGGGTCGATCCCTCTTGTAGCAGGCACGGCTACGTACGATCTGCCGGATAACACTGTGGACTTGATGGAACATGTTATCCGTACAGGTGCAGGGAGCGCCTCTACGCAGGCTGATCTGACGATTACGCGCATTAGTGTCTCCACCTATGCCACACTGCCTAACAAGCTGACCCAAGCACGGCCTATTCAGGTCTACATTAACAGGCAAGCCCCTACCCCCACGATAACCGTGTGGCCGGTCCCAGATGCCGCGCAGGCCTATACCTTCGTGTACTGGCGGCTCAAGCGTATTCAGGATGCTGGAAGTGGTAGCAATACGATGGCGGTGCCGTTCCGGTTCCTCCCCTGCATGGTAGCGGGGCTGGCGTATTACCTGTCCATGAAAGTTCCCGGGGCGATAGACCGTATGCAGGCCTTGAAAGAGCAGTATGATGAGGCATGGGATTTGGCTTCCTCCGAAGATAGGGACCGCTCCGCAGTCCGTTTTGTACCGCGTCAGATGTTCCTCGGGTAGGCTATGCCGCATAAAGACCCTCTAATTGCAGCAGCTTGTAAACGGGCGTACTACTTGGCGCATAAGGACCAATGGCGTGTTAGTAACGCCAAGAGTAAAGCTAAACTACAGCAAGCAACTGCTATTAAAAAGTTGGCTGCAACCCTTGTACTGAAGCCAATAGAGGCGAAATTTTGTTTGGATTGCGCTATAGATATTACCGCCGTGTACAAGGCTAAACATGGGTTGCATTGCTTAGAGTGCGTAGCAAAATATAATAAGGCGTATCGTGAGGCTCATGCGACACGCATAGCAGCGCAAAAGCTAAGTTGGAAGCTTGAAAACAAAGAACACGTAGAAGCAAAATCTAGGCTGTACTCTTTGGCAAACCCAGACAAAAAAACCGCAGCCCGTAAAAAATGGAGCGCCGCTAATCCGGGGAAAGACAACGCATCAAAGAAGCTAAACTCGGAAGCCCGACGAAAAAGGGTTCCGACATGGCTATCAGAGGATGATATTTGGATGATTGAGCAAGCTTATGAGCTTGCAGCGTTGCGGACTGCAATGTTTGGCTTTTCTTGGCATGTGGACCATGTGATCCCCCTCTGCGGTAAAAAAGTTTCCGGTTTACATACGCCGTACAACCTACAAGTCATCCCAGCCATAGAAAACTTACGCAAGAGCAATAGAGTGGAGCTTGCATAATGGCAAATAAATTCGCCAATGGTAAACGGGCTATATCGGAATGCGATAGGTGCGGATTCCGCTTCAAGCTAAAACTCCTCAAAAAAGAAGTAGTAAAGACCAAACAGATTAGCTTGCTGGTCTGCCCTACCTGCTGGACCCCCGATCAGCCTCAGTTGCAACTGGGTATGTACCCAGTGTCGGACCCACAGGGACTTCGAGAGCCCCGACCAGACCGCAGCTACAACACCTCCGGGATACTTGCAAATGGCTCCTACGGCGGGGGCAGCCGGGTATTTCAGTGGGGCTGGAATCCTGTAGGGGGCGCAAGTAGCTTTGATGCCGTGCTGACCCCAAATAACTTGGCGGCTACGGGATTTGTTGGTGCCGTTGCGGTAGTGATTTCATAAGGAGCCACAATGAAAACATGGATTGCCGATCTGGAGTTGCGTCAGCGCCTGCTGATTGCCTTGATTGCCGTGGATCACTTGGTGCTTGTGTTACTCACACTGGGCAATTGCGCACGGGGCGAAACGATCTCAGCAAGTGCTTGGAGACAAGAGCAGGCTGGCAAGCTGCAAGGGCGCATTGCGCGGCCCGTGATCGACTGGCTATTTCACTTCATTGAGCGTGACCATTGCTCACAATCGTGGTTAGCTGAAAAGCACATGTACACCACACCCCCACGCGAGCGCTGAATGCGCGGGACTTGCGCCTAGTGGCGCTAGAAACTACCAAAGTTTAGATTGACAAATTCGTATAACTTGGCACACTGCCATAGTCACTAAAAGGAGCCTACGATGGCATTCACCAAGAAGATGATGGGCAAGGAAGTTGGCGCAGCCTCTGTATATGCAAAGCCTCATACAGGCTCTGTTGCGGGCGTAGACTTGACCAATAACGGCTACCCGCAGACGGGCATTAAAACCACGGGTACCAAGACTCGCGGTAACGGCGCAGCTACAAAGGGCGTGACCGCCCGAGGACCGATGGCATGAACTACGAGGGTGCGGGCTATGTTTACGCTATTAGGAACCGTGTAAACGGCCATGCGTACATTGGCAGCACAAAGGGCTACAAGGCTAGGTGGCACACACACCGTAGTGCCTTACGCCGAAAGGTCCATCATTCGTTTATATTGCAGCGAGCTTGGGACAAGCATGGGGAAGATGCTTTTGAGTTTAAAATTCTTTTAGTTTGCCCCCTTGAACTTAGGATATTCTACGAAACTAGGCTAATGGCGTTAGAAACCTATAACGTACTCCGAACTCCTAAGGAAATTGGGGTTCGGGGGGGCTGGACACACTCGGAAGAATTTAAGTCGAAGATGTCCATGTTGCATAAAGGAAAAGCACTGTCGGCGGAGCATAAAGCTAAGCTATCAGACGCGGCTACGGGACGAGTTTATAGTGAGGCGTTTAGAGCACAGGCGCGTGCTAGGCAGCGGGGGGTGGTACCCTCAGAGCAAACCAAAACAAAACTAAGTGCAGCGCGTACAGGGTATATAGTGTCCTTGGAGACCCGCAACAAGCTAGCGCGTAGCGCAGCGCAGCGCAGTATCGTTACTGCCGGTATATCTATGGATAGAATTAGGTCAGTACAACCGTTGATTGAAGCGGGCGCCTCAGTACGTTGTGCGATAAAGTCTATAGGAATGTCCTCAGCTACCTATTACAAATATTGTACACAGCTTGCCCTCCAACCTAAGGAACTTGTATGACTACATACGTGGAGCTATGCTCGCAAGTTGCTGATATTACGCAGAATGAATATACGGCTGCCGAATATTCTTTTTTCTTTAAAACTACAGAACAACGGATATTCAATTCTGTTCAGCTTCCGTCGCTCCGTAAAACTGCAGCTATTGCCGCTGTTATTGGGAATCAGTTCATCAACGTCCCTACAGATTTCCTGTCCGCGT